AAATCTTTGCGATATAAAGTTAAAGATTGTAATTAAATTTGCGACTGAAAAATCTTTTGCGTACTTTTGCAGAGTGGTAAGATAATGGTGTCTTGCTGAAAAAACTAAAACAAAATAAACTATATGAGTAAAATTAAATTAATTAAAGGCGATTGCCTAATTGAAATGCAGAACATACCCGATAAAAGTATTGACGCAATCATTTGCGATTTACCTTATGGGACAACTCAATGCAAATGGGATACTATTATTCCATTTGATAAACTATGGGAACAATACAATAGGATAATTAAAGATAATGGAGCGATAGTATTGTTTGGCTCGCAACCTTTTACAAGTGCGCTTGTAATGAGTAATCCGAAAATGTTTAAATATGAATTAATATGGGATAAAAAGACAGGGCTTGGTTTTTTGGACAGTAAATTTAGACCTTTAAAAAGCCATGAGAACCTATGCGTGTTTAGCCATGCGGGTTCTTCTAACGGTAGTAAACCGCCAATGAAATATAATCCGCAGGATTTGGTAGAAACCACTAAACAGAATAAAAATACAAAGAGCAATATCTTGAATAGCGAGCCGAAGAAAAGAGATAATTTAGGGACTACGCATACGAACTACCCTAAATCAATCCATACATTTTCGAGAGATAGCGGGCTACACCCTACACAAAAGCCAGTGACCCTTTTAGAATACCTTGTCAAAACCTACACAAACGAAGGAGATACGGTCTTGGACAATACAATGGGTTCCGGCACAACCGGAGTGGCTTGCAAAAACTTAAATCGTAATTTCATAGGAATAGAACTTGACGAAAAATATTTTAATATAGCAAAAGAAAGGATAGAAGCCTTATGACCCAAATCCCATACCGCCGACAAAAGAAAGAACTTAAGGTCGGAGAAATTACGCATACCGGACACGTTAAGCGCGTTGATAGGAAGAGAGAAGAGTTTAAAAACTGGCTACGAGAAAAAGTGGAGGCTGCTTATGAATAAAATCTCAACAACACAAGTTTGCTCGCTACTTAAGCGCGAGTGCAAAATAAAAACTACAGCAAAAGAACTAAATGTTTTGGCTGAGAGTATTGGACTCTACAAAGAACACCGAATAAATAATCTTGGTGGAGCTATGGTTTATTATTGGAGTGAGGAGAATATTGAACGATTAAAAATTGAGATGTTATGACGACAACCTACCCAAACCACACAAAACTCCACGACTCGACTCGATACGCCACAAAAATACTCACCGAAGACATTTGGATTTCTAAAAACGTAAATGGAGTCGGAATAAAAGTAGAGAAAGGAGAGAAAGTGTATGTTCGTATTCGAGAATTTGATTGGGGAACTGCATTTTCTGCGTTTTTAATACGCCATAGAGAGTGTCTTTCTACTACAAAATCAATAGGAATTACTCCTAAAGAATATATTTATAACGTTAATTCAGAAATATTAGAAGATTTATACGCAAAAAAGTTTTGTTTATAAGCAAAAATGTATTATCTTTGTTGAAAAATTAGAAAAATATGAAAACAGAAGAACTTCAAAAAATAGTTGTTAAAGCATTTGAGCTGGCAAAATTTGCGTTCAAAGACAGATTTGATAAAGCAGGAAAACCATACGTTGAGCACCTATTACGGGTAGCCAGAGATTGCTATAAAGGCGTTGATGCGGTTCCAATTGATGAGTCATTGATTGTTGAATCTGCCGCAGTACTTCATGATTTATTAGAAGATTGCGAAGAGTGGCATCCAGATGCATTATCATTCATCTTTCCAAAAGAAGTTGTAGATCTAGTCGTGATACTGACTAAATCTAAAAACGAGCCATATTTAGATTCTTACATAAAAAGAATATCTGAAAATAAATTGGCTTCTAGAATTAAACTTTCTGACTTGCGTGACAATATGGATATTACTCGGCTTTCAGAAATAACTCAAAAAGACATTGATAGATTAGTTAAATACCACACGGCTTATAAAATTTTAGAAAAGTGTATATGAAAAAGACAACTGCAGATATAAATTTATCAATAGATTGCTCATGTCCATATTGCGACAATTTATTTTACTTACTAGATTGTAACGAAATGACTGATGATGGTCTTCTATATAAGAAAGCTATGAACGATAAAAAAGGATGTGGCTGTGCTGATTTTAACGAAGAAGTAATGTGTTCTGAGTGTCGTAATGAATTTATAGTAGAACAAATTAATTATTAATATGCCGGAAATAAAAACTTTTACAATCCTAACAACAGACTCAATCCTTGACGACCACGGTAATATTTGGTACACGCTAGAAGGGTATTTGAGCTACAAACGCCTCAGTCTTGCCTCTGTTCAATTACCATACAAGCACGTAGTACAAGGACTCGCATTAAAACAGAAAATATTCACAACAACTCTCTTTAGACCACTAATACATGAATCTAAAAGATGAAATTATCGACCTTTCAAAACCTTTCGAGGCTCGAATACGTTCGGCAATTTCAGCAGGGGCTCCAAAAGATGAAAGATGCGGGTCTTTATCGCGATATTTTGGTGATATAATTTCTGAAACAAGCTTGCATTCGTTTCAAGGGGTGATATATTGGTTTAATGGAAAGATATACGAGGAAATTGCTGACAAGGACATACGAATTGCGATTTTTGACGCTATGGAGGAGTATGGTGTTTCCGATGCAGATATAAATGCTAGGGGACACATACTGCTTAAAAAGTCTGAAAGAGAAATGGCTCGAAAGGAGCTTAAGCCGTCGAAAAGGATACTTGCTTTCATAAATGGTGTTCTTGATTTGGATTCAGGAAAGCTTTCAAAAGCATCTAGGGACTCTCATGTTCTAAACATGGTTGACTATCCATACGACCCAGATGCCAAATGCCAAAAATGGATTAAATTCCTAGAGCACGTACTTCCAGAGCAAGAAAGCAGAATGGTTTTGCAGGAGTATCTTGGGCTAGTCTTTGTTGATAGGCACAAAACGTCGCTAGAAAAAATGCTTGTTCTTTTGGGTACTGGGTCTAATGGGAAGTCAGTTGTGTTTAACACTATAAAGGGAATACTTGGCGATGCAAATGTTAGTTTCACTCCAATAAAAAATCTTTTAGGAAAAGACGCTGCCCATAGTATTGCCGCTATAGACGGAAAGTTGTTAAACTATAATTCGGAGTTAAGTAAAGATGGTGTTGATGACGTAAAGTTGAAGTCTTTAATAAGCGGAGAGGAAGCAGATGCAAGGAAGCTATTTAAGGATATTTTTGTAGCGAAAAATATACCTCTTATGATGGCAAATGCAAACGCCATGCCGGAAACAAAAGACGATTCCGATGCTTTTTTCAGAAGGTTTATAGTACTAACGTTCGGAGTAAAAATAAAAGAGTCTGAACAGGACAATGGGCTGGCTGCAAAATTGAAGGCAGAATATTCTGGAATATTTAATTGGATGATTGCAGGAAGACAGAGAATGATTGACAACAACTTTAAATTTACTGATTCTAAAAACGTAAAAGATTCCTTACACAAATACGAAACGTCATCTAATTCTGCTTTGTTATTCTTGACAGAGAACAGGTATTTTGCTACAGAAAGGTTTACTGGGCAGGCTTCATCTAAAGTATTACAACGAGATATTTATAAATCGTATTGTGACTATTGCAATGTTAACAATTATAAGGAGTTTAGCGCCAAATCATTTAGAGAAAAATTAGTTAATAAAGGATATGTTCACACGCCATCGTCTGCAGGAAATTATTTTACAACATTTCGTGCGCCAGACGAGTCTTTGATAAAGGTAATTGCTATTTCTGGGCAAACTTCGATGGGGGAGTTTGAATTAGCTAAGCATTGCGGATATTATGGATATGTTGGTGGATTTGACGAGTCGACCGTGGAGGACGTGGAAGAGGTTCAAAAAGAAATTAAATTTGAGGGCGATGAATGCCCGTAACGGCTGCGTGTATGTGGGGTTTTAGCGTTGATTTTAGTGGGTGGATAATCCAACATACACTTGTGTTATGCCTGCGCTTTCTTTCTTATATTCAGATTATAAACTAATAAAAAATAAAAGTATGAAATACAAAATTGAAATTTGGAGAAATGGGATTCACGAAACTATTTACTATCGTAGTTTAAAATGCTGCAATGACGAAGTAAAATTATTGCGAAACGGAGAACCCTATAAAATCACAAAATTATGACAGAAGAATATATTGGTAGTCAACAACATTTTGAAGACTGCATAAATGAAGATTATAATAGAAAAAAGCAATATGAAGAAGATTATTACGCTGAAATGCAAAAACAGTATGAAAAGGATATGCAAGAGCAATTACAATCTGATTTCGGAAGTTTGTATGATTTGAGATAAACTTGGTCTTTTTTTTTAGCGTAGGGCATAACGGTATATTTCTATGGGCAATAGCCAAAATACGGGCGATGCACGTTCTGGAACTGATGTCGTAAATGCGAGAAATAAACTTACTAATAGCGGATAGGCTGGCTAATGCCAATAGAATATGTTAGCCGTTCGGTTTATCTTAATTCAAACATTTAAAATTCAATTATATGAAAGAAATTCCTTTTGAAGTCGCAAAACAATTTTGCGCAGATTACGAAAAGGACCAATGTATAATCCTTTCATGGGAAAAAACAAGTGGTGAAACATGGGTCACAACTTTTGGAGTTGGTGACGAAAATTCGATACAAGCAACCAATGCAGGTAAAATGCTTAAAGATTACCTAAAATTAGAGCGAAAAAATGACGTAATACCAACTCGATTTGAAGATTGGCGAATTGAACGTGTCGACCGATATTACTACGGTAGTGGTCGAAATTATAATACCTATGTCGAAACTACATACTGGTACGAAGCTCACACTCTGCAACGCAAAGAAACCACAAGACAAGAAACGGAAGTCTGCGGTTGTAATTATAGACTTCCTGAATGGGCGAAAGGTATAACCGAGCATCGCAGGTCGCTTTCTTCTTTTTCTTGAACTGACGGCTAACAAACCTATATGTCCATGAAACACACGTATAAATACACAGTAAATTACTAAAACACAATAATATATGCCATCACCAAATAAAAAAGTAAATCAAGTAGCGATTTCCGACGAGGAAAGATGTTTTGCAACTTTGATTGCATCTGGACTTTGGACTCAGTCCGATGCTCACAGAATGAGTTTTAAAGACTCAAAGCTAAAGGATGACTCTCAGCGTAGAATGTTAGGTTCAAACATGGCAAAGAGACCGCAAATAATTGCATATATTCAGACCGCACTTTTAAGTTATGTACAAGAAAAAAATAAGGGTGGCTCAGCATCATTTAACTTCAATGATTTAGACATTGGAGAAGATGGGGCTGTATCTAAGGAGTCTTTAAGAAAGGCTATCATAGCAAACATTTCGTCAGAAACTGATACGGCTAAGCGGCAAAAAATGATAATGGATTTGGCTACACTCGACGGGAGAAAGGGGGATAATGATACCGGGGTTTCAGAAGAACAGCGTTCAATGTACGTCCCTGTCAGATGCGTAGAGCACTGTAAGTTGTATAAAGCGGAAAAAGAAAGAAGAGAAAAATTATGAGAAAAATGATTTTCCACGAATTTTCACCAGAAATATACCCTCGGAAATTATGGATATGCATAAACCCAGTCGAAAAGATATTGGATGAGCAATTCAGAATTGATAAGAAGTACGGTTCCGGAGATTTAAAATTCGACAAAGAGTATAGTCTGGCTACAACATCTCCCGTCTTTAAAATGGGAAATGGCGATAGAGGAATTTTGATATGTTTTAGAAATAAATCATCTCTTAATTTTGATATAGTGGCTCACGAGGCTTGTCATGCAGCAGATTATATTTGCGAAGAGCTTGGAATAATCGGACAAAGTTTCTCTGAAAATAACGAGCATTACACATATCTCGTCGTATGGATAGCCAAGTGTTGTGAACAAACGAAAAACTATCATAACAAACATTAATTTCTATTGCCGTTCAAAATCTTTTCCGTAATTTTGCACCATAACAATTAAAAACGGGTATAAGATGGGACAGAGTGGGACATGCTTAGAGGGTGCATTTGAAAGACATGCTAAGGATTTTGCAGAACATATTATAAAAGATGGTCTGTTAGATGAATCTCTTGGAAATGTAGGAACGGTAACAGAGGATGGTATTTTAGGATTTGCAAAAGTTTTTGAAGATCCAAAAGATGGAGATGGAGTTGCTCTTGGTGTTGTGACGGTTGATGAAATGTATGAAAAGTTTATTGTAATATGAAAAACGCTCTCGACGTACAAGTAAGTTTATTTAGAGGCTTTAAAAATCCAGTTCCGGTTCGATCCGTAAGCCTTTATGATTGGCTGACCGTAACTGACGATACTTTGCTAAGCTACGTCGAGAGTGTTCGTAATTGCGCTGACAAAAAATCACAGAAGGCGTTAAAAGAAAACTTTTGGTCAATTACTCCAAGTGGAACTTTCTATCACCAGAGAAACGACTCAATTTCGGAACCAAGCGGATTTATAAGCATTGACATTGACAACTTGTCACCGGACTTGGCTAAACAAAAACTAACAGTCTTGCCTTTCATCTCTTACATTGGCGAATCAGTTTCAGGCAATGGAGTTTGGGCGGTAATCCCGATAAAGTCAGTTTCTAATTTTTCAGAGCACTTCTATCATATCAAAAATTACATGATGGAGTCTATTGGGATAAAAATTGATGGATCTTGCGGTAATTTAAGCCGGCTTAGGGGATACAGCTTCGATAAGAACGCATATTTAAACTTAAATGCGGAAACGTACACCGGAGTATATGTAATGCCTACAATCGAACGTAAATCGTTTTCTGGAGGAGACAATGATGATAGAAGATTTTCTTTACTTTTGGATAAGTTGGATGAGACTGGAGTTGATATTACTTCAAATAGGCAAGACTGGGTTAAGATAGGTATTGCAATTGCAGGAAGATATGGAAGTGGTGGAGAGTCTTATTTTCACCGAATATCAGACAAGAACGCCAGATATACTCAGCGAGAGTGTTCTTCTCAGTACAAGTCTTTTTTAAGAAGTAGAAGCGGAGTCGGAATGTCTACAATTTTTTGGCTTGCGAAGGGATGTGGAGTAATGTTGAATAATTAGCATGGCAAAAGAACAAGAAGCAAAACTAAAAAGACGTGGCGAAATGTTTAGGTCTTTACCAATATCTGATTGGCATCAAATAATTAAATTTGAAACAATAGTCAGGAATTATATGAAAATGTGTGAAATGTTAAACAAAAATAAATAGCCATGCCAAAAATATCATATCAAGAAATAGTAACAGCAGATGTTTCAGAAAGCGGAACGGTGACGCATGAGTGGATACTAGAAGGAGAAGGTAACTTTGTAAGTCTCTCACATTATGTAGACTCTGCATTTGTGCATACGATTATATACGGTGACGCCATTAAAAAATGGAATGAATTATGTCGAAGCAAGTAACTCCAGAGAACCGCAAAGGACTTACAAGAAAGTCAGAACAAATTGAATCTAAAAAAGTCAAAACATTAACCATAGATAGAACTATAAATGATGAGTCGCTATGGTATGTTGAAATTTTTGACGGAGAAAATATTTCTCGTAGACCTTGTAAATTATCAACACTTACAGATTCTTTTAATAAGCAAAAGTTATCTTGGATAGTAAAAGTTATTGGTCAGTGGATTGAAATGAATGGAAGAAATTATAAACAATTTTAAATAAAACAAATGGAAGAACAAAAAGAAGAACAAGAAAAAGCCATCCCGACAAAAATGGATGCAAGTTCGGTTACTAAAAAACGCGACACATATTTTGTAGACGAGCGTAAAAAGCAAATTGAACTTTACGGAAATTATTATCCGGCTGGGTTGAGTTATCAGAAATTATTGGAGTGGATTTTATCCGAAAATAACAAACTTCAAACATATCTTGGGAACTTATCCACACTAGAGTCAGATACCGAAGCCAAAATCGAATCAAACCGACAAGCAAAACTTGCAGCAACATTGGCCGGACTTTCAGAAGCAGAAAAAGAACAACTTAAAACCATGTTAGGATGAGCGAAGAAGAAAAAGTAAATCAGGTATTAAAGCCTACGAATAAGCAGTTCAAATTTATTGATGGCTGGTTGGTAGAGGTCGAAGAGTCTGCAATGAAGTTGAAGATTACGCATAAGTCAAATCACTATCAACTTCGTGTTTTTGCAGCAGAACAAGCAAACATAATTTTGGATAATTGGGGTAAAGAGAATCCTGACCTAATTGGATTTATTTTCGACTCAGTAAAAGTATTATCAGAGCACGCAATGATGAATCCAGAATTGCTTGTTAGGCTAAATACAACTTTTGCTACTTGGATGCTTGAAAGTCAAAAAGAGTTTACAGATGAAGAGCACGATGCTGCATTGGAAGAAGTAAAAAAAGAATTAGAAGAAAAAGAACAAGTTAACGAACAAGAAGAAGAACAAAAATGAGCGAAATTAACGGAAAAATTATTGCAGTGTTGCCAATAGCAACAGGAGAAGGTAAAAACGGAACATGGAAAAGTCAAGACTACGTTTTAGAAACTGGCGGACAATATCCTAAAAAAGTGTGCTTCAATTTGTTTGGGGATAAGATTGACCAGTTTCCTATTGCTATTGACGATGAAATTAAAGTGAGCTATGATGTAGAGAGTAGAGAACATTCTGGACGCTGGTATACTACTATTCGGGCATGGAAAGTTGAGAAAGAGGCTGGTGTTACAGGTCAGGCTCCTGTTGTAAATAATGTGCCCACTCCTCCTGCTGGAGACGATACAGGACTACCATTTTAAATCTTAATAGCATGAAACAAATATTAGATTACTTAAAAATAAGAAAACTAGGCACACCCGTCTTGCCTCCTTTTGAAAAATTTGAAGGGCTCATGGCGGCAAAAGTTTCGCGAAGGAATTCAGAAAGTTTTGTCGTTGCAAAATGGAATGATGACTTTTTGACACCTGACGTAGCTTTTGATCCCAATGCAAATTTTGGGATGGTAGATGAGTTTTTGGAGTTGTATTCGAATGAAGAAGTGGATTCTGAAATAATAGAAGATGAGCCGGATGGAAATTTTGAGTTTACCGACAACGAAGAAGTTGACGAAGAGCTATGCGGAGAAGAGCTAGAAATGGATTTGGTGATTATACCGGATGAATCAGAAGCCGAAGCGCCGAAAGAAGTATTCCCAATTTTCGAAACTCTAAAAGGCGACGAATTATCAGAATGGCTACTAGCTCACAGCATCTCACATAAATCAACTCTTTCTAAACCAGAAAAAGTTAAACTATGTGAAAAATATGTTGCAGATTTGGCTAAATCAGAATAATGTAGTATCTTTGTATCATTGCATTTTCATATAATTGATTTTAGTTGGTTTTTATTCAAGCACCGACGAGACTGAGAAGTTTAGTCGGTGCGAAAATGGGGATTTCGTCTAGTGGTTAGGACGGGCGACGTGCTCGCTAAACGGGAGTTCGAGTCTCCCAGCATCCACCAAAGTTCATTGCTCATTTGAGTGAAGGAAATCGGGAATCAAATAGACTAGAATTTATTTGGTTTCTGCAACATAGCGAGTTCTGAAAATGAATCCACGTCGGTGCTTAAAGCCGATAAAACTGCTCATGTGTCCATATTTTGCACAAGGAGTTTCGATGCTCGATATTTCAAGAAATTTACCGAGCGTTGCTTATAGTGTTGATATTTTTCTTGTCATTGTATCTGCACTTTAAAATGTAAGAAAGTCTCCGTTCAAGTATAAGCCATTTGTTCTGAGCAAAATTGGATTGTGGTGTCCGCAATCGAAAAAAAATCAAGCATACAGTAAGAACTAAAATACCATGGGAGGTGAGCTGTGCATGGCAAGTCCTACAAGTCTGTAGTTTGATTATTTTAAAAACCCCAAGAATTAAAAACTCTTGGGGTTTATTTTTTATACCATATCGGGTACGTTTTTGTATGGATAATTATATTTTATACCCTGTAAGGTATATTCATATCGACTATACTTGGTTAGGCTGAACATCTTTACCAGCAGCAGCTTGTCTAGCCAAATTGGTAGCATTTTCGGTAGCCTTTATCTCTGCATCTTTGATAGCTTTCTCATCCGCCTCTTTCCTTATCTTTTCATACTCGTTATTGCTAGAATATACTCCATTTTCAGCAGCAGTCTGTTTTGATAGGATTCCGCTTGTAACGGCTCCATTTAATATTGTTTGGATTTCTTGAGAATTTTGATGCACATAAGGAACAATTTCTCCACGAACGTCAAGAGATTCATACTCTGCCATTTTGTTAATTTCAAGTCCGTATCCGTATTTAAACAAAGAAACTGCATCATCTATAAAATAATTCCACTCAGCCTTCTCTTCCATTGATTTTTCCACAGCCGGAGAGTATAGCAGCTTAATAGTTACTCCGGGCAAATCTCCGCCTTTTACTTCCGGTGGCTCTACTGAAAATGAATTAGTAAAAATGTTTTGTCTTAGGATTTTCAATTGTAATTCAAACGAAGCGCTAGCGTCTGCTCTTTCAAGAAATTTAGCTTCAGAATCCTTATCTCCGGTAATAAGCCCCACTCCACCATCTCCTCCGGCTACTGCATTTATTTGTTCTCCCTTAAGGAACAGAATACGAAAAGCATAGGCTTTATTATTTTCGCTTAAATTAGATACGGCAAGTTCGTACTTATCGATTGAATCTTGGGCTAGACTCCAGCAAGCTCCAACCGCATTCCTTTTATACGCTACTGGGATTCTTTGGAATCCATGCGATTTTGGCTCTCCAACTAAAGTCCATCCGTCAAATCCAATAGCCTCTTTAACTTTTGTAACAAAATTATTAGTTCTTTGATACGTCGTTATATTTCTATCATCCCAAACATCTAAATATTCATTAACAACTGTAACTCCATCATTGCCATAAGATTTATACTGCCTTCCGAAAAGATTTAGCTTCCCCGTAAACCTATCATAGTGAGGGTATAATACTTCTCCATTTTGATATGAAAATGTCTTATATCCAACAGCCCCGTCTTTTAAGTAGAAACACATTGCAGCATCTCCTGTAATAGCTTCTGATTTTCCACAGGCGAATAATCCTTCTTCCATATTCTTTTTAGCCCAACCTTGCTTAAAATCGCGCATTAAAAAATCTTGCGCTTCTGTTGGGTTTGGGCTAGAATTTATAAACCTAATCGGATTACCCCATAAGTGAGTTAACCTTTTCGTAGTTATTACGGACTGGAATGCAAAGGCGTTGCGCTCTACATAATGAATGTATGTTCTTTTTTGATCATCTGTTTTAAGCCTATCCATATAATATCGCTTATCCCAAATTTTATGTCCACTAGGATCATATTCTCTAAGAAAATCATCTTGTGTAACTATCTGATATGTAGCATTACTTGGAGCGACTGAACGAAGCGAACCGTCATCTCCGTATATATTCCAGCTAGAACCAAGAACATCTGGGTTAATCCGTTTGAACGGCTCCTTTAATAAAATCTCTTTTGGGGTCATATTATATTATTTATTTGTTATATTCCTACTAGCATCCCTATATTACCAAAACTTCTAACTTTATCTGGTATAGCTTCTACCATAAAAGCGCATTCGATAAAGTCAGGCGAGTGCCCTATGAGCTCTTTCATTGTTGCCTTTGTTATTATTTCCCACTTGCCATTATCTGTTTGCTTTCTTTGCAGAGCTTTAGATTCTTCTAAAATTCTATCGCCCCAAGTAGTAGAATAGTCGCCTTTTCTTTTTTCTCGGCTCCATTCTTTTTGGGTAATTACAATTTTCCTTTCTACAACTGACTTAGCTACAGAGTATTTACCCGCCTTTATGTTTTCGATAAATTTTTCAGCACACTCAGATTTTAAACAATCCCATACTTTAGGATTTGAAGATTGTGATTTATTATTAAATGGTATTGCTTTTGGGAAGTGACCTTCTAAGTATAACCCAATGCCATTATAGTCATAGGCAAAATTCTCTTCTCTAATTGAGTGTTTGTCAAGAAACTTTTTGACTAAGGCAGCAGCAGTTGTGCTATCTATCCCGCAGAAGTATTCCATGTCGAATAAATGCTTCCCTCTCCACGCCTTTAATGTGAAAAAGTCTCTACTTAGTGCAACGTCACAAGTTGCTTTTAATACCTTTCCGTCCGTCTGTTCTATATTATTGAACCAAAGCTCCTCTATCTCTGTAGTAGTTATTTGAACGTCACTAGATTCGTCTGAACCCCAAATACCGTTAACGTCTTTCAGTGCCTGAGCCGATCCGCCAGTCGCAACCTTTCTTAAATATCCGGGGTCTAATAGATTCAAGATTTTATTCTCCATAAAATCCCCCTCGATGAAGCTAAACGAAGATATTAAAGATTCATATCCTCCTTCTGGATTAGCTCTCATTAGCTTGTCTATATCGGATTTTGCCTTTATGTAAACCTCTTCTTTGGTATCTCCCCACGCAATTTCGCTAACCGTTTCCCCCCATTTAAAGAAGTATCTAATTTTGCCACATCGTTCCTTAATGATTGTTCCGTCAGCTTCATTAATCCACCATTTTACCATTTTGTAGACCCAATTATTTTTTGGGACAGGATTACAAGTACAGTACATCTTACTTTGAACCCCGATTGTATTACGGTTTGACGCAAATAACGTAAAGAATGTTTTGGCTTGAAGTAAGTTTACCTCATCTATTTCAATCATGGCTAGCTCAGCTCCACGCATACGTTGGTCAATCTTAGACTCGTTTTGAAGGTGTTCCATTACAAACGTAGACCCGGACTTAAATTCCCACTTTAGGTCAGTAGCGTTTGCGTATTTCGTGTAAAATGATTTAGAACACTTCCATATACCACGTCGTAAATCCGCCTCTTCTTTTCTGTATGCATATGCAGTAAAAAGTGGATTGTGGATATTATATATAGGTGGGAACATTAAAGCAGCAGTCTTCCCCCCGCCTCTTTTCCCTCCAATAAACAAAACGTCTGCTTCGTTAATACATACATTTTCTTGAAACCCCGACTGAGGTATCATTTTAAATATTTGTTTTTTCTGTCTAAGTCGCTCAAGATTGTCAGCCCTAAGCCGTTCTGCAAACTCATTCGAGTAGACAGTAAATCCTTCGTAGCTTAAAATTTCATCTATATCTCCCATCGTTTTATTTGCTTTCAAATGCAAAGGTACGAAAAATTTCTGAAATTTTAAAGTTTTTTACGAAAAATGTTGCGTAATCAAAAAATATGTTGTATCTTTGCATAAAATATATAATAAAACATAAAAGAACTTTATGGCTAAATTTACAAAAGAGGCTGTTGTTGAAAAGATCAAAAACATTCTCAAAACTACTGGCGGTGGTCAGGAGATTTCGGACAGAACGATTAACGATGCAACAGAGAACCTGATGACATTCGCTAATGAAGAAGTTGAATTAGATGCTTTCGTTGCTCAGATTCAAGGTGGATTAATTTCTATGAATGGGAATATGCGCAAGGAGAAAGCCGATGCTGCAAAAGTTATTGCTGATGCTGAAGCTGAAAAAGTAAGGCTTGCTAAAGTTGAAGCTGACAGGATTAAGGCGGAAGAAGAATCCAAAAAAGGCGGTTCCGATGAACCCGAATGGGCTAAAAAGATTCGCGAAAAATTCGAAGCTCAAGAGCTAAAGGAAGTTGAGTCTAAAAAGGAAGCTACAACGGAAGCTAAATTGAAGTCTGCTACAGCGTTACTCGAAGCTGCTGGGTGTAAAAGTAAAAAAGTTTTGGAAGTCGCTTTGTCAAAAATTCAGGTAACTGATGAAATGACAGACGAGCAAATCAAAACAACAGTCTTGCCTCTATATAATACTGAGTATAAAGAATTTTATGGAGATGGACAAATGCCAGCAACTGCAGCAGGAAATGTTACGCCTGAAGTCAAAAAAGAGTTAAGAGATAACTCAAACAAACTTGTTGATAAAGCTCTTGAAAAAGCTGGGATTAAGAAACCAGAATCAAAATAATAATTAAACTTTAAAATAAACAAATATGTCACAAGACTGGAATGCCTATAATTCGTCTTCTGCATCTTATGGTGGTCAAGTCCCTGTATGGGTTAAGATTCCAAAAAGATTAGAATCTGGTGGCCTTATTGATAAAACAAACCTTGTAGAAGGCGATATTATCTCTGCGGCAAGTCCATTTGCATTTAACACAACCACAAAGGCTGCTAAATTGCTAAAAATTTTCAAAGTAAAAGCCACTACTGTAGTTGATACCAATACTACCATCACTCTTTATAACTTAGGCAATTTGCCAAAAGTACATAATGGAGATTTTGTAATGGTTCTTCCATCCACTTTAGCTGGCACCGGAAAAGCTATCGAAGTAACAAGCTTAGACTTGACCGTAGCAGGTGAAGCCTCATTCACTGTTGTTACCGCAAACATTGATGCCGTTGAAGTCGGAACTTACCTAGTTCAATCATCTGCAACAGCTGCTGGCTCTGGTAAATCTATTTACTGTGTTCCAAACACTCTTTCTATCGACGATACTATTGTTGGCGACCAAAACTCAATCGGTCTTGCTCGTGGAGAAAAGTATTTATACGAAAACACGGCTCCTTGGCTCCCTGCTATCGTAGCTGCTGCGATTCCAATGCTGGAATTACATCACTTTAACGAAGTTCAAAATAGCGGATACGTTGCCGACTAATTATTAACAAATAAAAATTAAAAATTATGGCATTCCCTACAGGAACTATAGACTCTAGCATGTACGCTCTTTTACAAGGAGCACTTGCATCTGGTGGCTTCGATAGCATGAAAGTGTTTTTCGAAACTGCGTTTGCAGATAAATTTTCTCAAGTAAGATGGACTCAACTTTATGATGAAGCTCCGGGTTCTGTTTACAAAGAATACAAACAAACAATTGGTGAAAAATCAGTTCCGGTAATTGCTCGTTACGTTGCCTATGATGGCGACGCTCCGAAAATTTCTACCGACACTATTGAAGTTAGCTCTAAAAACATGCCTCGCATGAAATTGGCTTACGATACCAACGAGAAATCAATGGACGAACTTCAAAAGCTTATTCAGCAAATGAATGCAATGCCTAACTACTCTCAATTGTTAGAGCAATTCATTGTAAATACGGCAAAGTTGATTTCGGGTATTCAAAACCAAATTACTTATACTGGCCTTCAAATTTTCTCTACCGGAAAATATACTTCTACGGAGGTTAATAACGGTGGTGGTTTAGTTGGTTTGGAATTTGACTTCCAAGTCCCTGCTGACAACAAGAAAAAAGCTGGTTTCGGTACTCACGGTACAAAATATGCTTGGAGTTCAGCTTCTGCATATCCAATCGGTGATTTACTTGACTTGATGGAATTAGGTGACACTAATTTTACTCCAGTTGGCGTTATCCGCATGAACAAGGCTACTTGGTACACTTTGAAAAACCACGCATCTACTCGTAGTGCTGTCGCTATTCAAATCACAGGAGGTTCTGTTTCAGACAGCAACTTGACAAAATATGCAGTAACTGACGCTCAAATAACTATGCATCTTGAAGGTCTTGGCATCGCTCCAATTGAAGTTATTGATGACATTTTCACAATTTCCGCTTTTGATGCTGCTACCCGCGGTATGAAGAAAAAGAAATTGCGCGGATTCGCTGATAACGTAGTTGTTGCTTCTCCTGCTGGTAAGGTTGGTGAATTGCAATGGAGTTTCCCTAATACTTCTTTTGGAACGGCTGCTAATCCGGTGTATGTGACAGAGGGCGGTAAGGTCAAAATCAAACAATTGATTGATACTGCTGCTGAAACAATGTCTTTTGAGGCTGAGTTTACTGGAATCCCAGTTCCTAACAACGTGAACGATTTATTGTACTTAAACATCTCTCAAGCTGCTAGCTAATAAATGAACGTAACTATAAACATATTTGGCGCAGGAGAATGCGAAGGAGGTGGTGAGCACGTTGAAGATGCTGTTATTACTCTCTTTGCTACTCCTGCTGCTGGAAATGTTTTTAAGAAATTCGTTATTGGTAGTAATGAGTATTTTGGAAATCCAAAGTATTTAGACGCAGGAACAGAAGATGTTTCAGTTGATTGCTATTTTTATACTCCTTTTGAGCTGTATATAAGAGGTGCTGTTTCATTTGATGTTCCTGATTTAACTTTGAATAATGTAAGAATATCTAGGGGTATTTTATATCTTCAAGATGTATCTGAATTATCAACTGAAAAACTTGAGCTAGCTTTGGCCGATGTGCTTATGTACGGAGCCTCAAGACCAAGTTCGGTTACTGGGGCAAAAGATTCCGATGGGGGCTGGTCACATACTGAAGGTGGAACTACAATTAGCAACAGTGATAGGATTTTCTTGAGAACTAGAGCGTTGGATATTTACAAGAAGTACGGAGAGTCGGCTGGATCATCCGGTATTACTTTCGGAAATCTAAACGGAATAGCATATAGAAGATGATTACAAATCCGAGACACCCACATACCGTAAAGATAACGAGAGAAACTAATACGGGTAGTAGTGATATTCCAGTAATTGTTCCAGTGGTTGTATTAGAGTCTGTTTGCAGAAACTACATAACAACAAAAAGTTCTGAAACTAATGGAGTCATGTCTTCTGATTATACCATATCTCTTCCTCGTCATGTTATTGATATTCGAACTGGAGACACCATAGAAGTTATCGATGTTGCTCGAACTATAAATGGAACTGTATTAGCTTCTCAAATTAATAATATAGGAGCTAATATTTACTATAATGAAGTAAAGAATTAGAGGATGGGGGAGTTTTGGACAATCGGTGGTTGGATACTCACCATAATTATAAGTTTAGGTGGAGCTTGGGCTACTGTTACGGCAAGAGTCTATGAAGTTGAAAAGCAAATAGAATTGCTAAAAATGGAGATGGCTAACAACAAAGAGGAACATAAGGCGCAAAAAGAACAAAGCGATAAACAAGAGAAAATAATTGAAGAAATTCATTCTATGTTTAATCGAATTGATAAGAGCCTAATCTCTATGTCAGGAAAGCTAAACTTAAAAGCAGATAAAAAGTTTATCCCATGAACAACTCAAAAGCGTTTGAGTCGGGAATAAAAAAGGCGATAGCAATAAAAAACATTATTGTCGAAAAGTCACTTACTGAATTATGCGAAGCTGCTTTAGACAAAGCTGTAGAATCGCATACTTTTCAAAATAGAACTCATAATCTTGAAGATTCATTTACTTACGGAATTTTCCATGACGGAAAGCTAGTTTCTAGCAAATCTGTCGGTAATGGAGAAGGCGCAAATGATGCTAAAAATTTTCTATCAGAATACACTCCTAAGCATAGCTGGTCTGCCGTAATAGTTGCAGGAGCATGGTACGGGACTTTGTTAGAAAACTTCACTTCGACCGGATGGGGAAAATCTTGGAATAGCGGCGGAGGTAGATTTATAGTATTATCCGACTGTTTTGACTTTGTAGTGATGGAAAATAAAAAATTCTTTAAACGAAACTCTATCTGATGGGCTTAGAAAATTACAATATTGTTGATATAGAAAACGCTTTGACGGCAAAGATAAAAACTTTAAATATCACGGCTAATTTATATCCATCAGCAAGACCGTCTGTTGTTCCTAGTACTGGGATGACCGAGTTTTTGGTAATTCGAGCTAGCACTGATATTGACGATAGAAATGCTTATGGAACTATAATGACTGTGGTTGAAATATATGTTAAGGATGCTGGTAATTTGCCTTCTAGGGCTAGGATAAGTTCTATACGGAACACAATCGCAGCAGTCTTGCCATACATTTCGACAAAATACGATTACAATTACTTTACGGATACTCCAATGAGGCCTGACGGTAATGGATACACATTTCAAATAATTAAATTATTCACATTAATAAAATAAAAATATGGCAGGATTAACGCATACCCAGCAAATCTTTTTGGGTGTTTCAAAAATCGAAATTGCTCCAGTTGGAACATTGTCAGACACTACTCCTTGGGTTCAGAAATGTTACTCTGCAAGAGATTCTGTAAAGTTCACTCAGCCAGCAGCTACTAGAACAGACCTAGAGGTAGACCAATTGGATGTTCCTATTGCATCTACATATAAAGCAGGTGTAACAACCTTAGAGTTTGATGTTCCAGACTTATCAAAAGACGTATTAGATAGCTTCTATACAACATCTACACCGGCTTATTCTGAAAGCGGGTATACGACAGTTGGGCTTAGCTTAGGGGCTGATATTAAAACAATGATGGTTCGAGTTACATCTGGAGACGGCACTAAAAAGCTTGTATTGACAAACGCATCTGTTTCGGCAAATATAGATGTTAGCAATCCAAATTCTACTGCGGCAAAAGTTCACGTTACATTTACTGCTCTTGCTCCAAATGAAGCTGTAAACGAGCGACCATTCTACATTTCGTACTTGAACGGAACCCCTGTTGTATTGTACGATTGGGTTAAGTACGGAACCTCCGCATTGGGTGCTGGACTTACTGATACATTCTCAGCCGGGGTTACGACTCACATTGGAGTGGCAGAAGGCAAGACTAGTGCAGTTGAATCAACAAACCCGACTGCATACAAGTGGTATCCGATTTAATGAATTAGATTATGTTAAAGAATGGGGGAGGAGGTGATATTCCTCCCCGTTTTTGTTAAATAATATTGTTTTATTGCATCCAGATTATATTGTGCGAATATTCTACTCAAATATTATTATTCACATTACTATATTCCTATTGCAAGTAAGATTCCCTTATCTCTGTTATTCGATATATGAAATCTTCTATGGCTTTTATATAAAGATACTTTATGATTGGAATTTCAAGTAATGATTCATAAGGAACCTCTTCTCCAATATTTTTAAATATATTATCTTTATAATGAATACTACACCAATTGAAAAGATTATCTTCGGAAACCGACAGGTAATTTACCTTGTCCCAGTAGTTTATATTGCATATTGATGCCGTCCTGTTATATCCATGGAATACTAGAATCATTATAGGGGTTTTATTTGTTCCGTATGCATTCACTAATCTTATTCTAAATAACTTTAAGATTAACGCTATTGCTTTTTTATTTTCAGAATTAAATTTCATTCTAAATGCCGGTATTGTATTTTTCATTATTTAATTATTTATTCTTTTAAATTTTCCACAAATATACGCACAAAACATTTCTAAACAAAACAAATAAACAATATTTAGCATAATATAACATCATGGAACAGCCAACAATACAAGACGAAAAAGAATTAATGGATATTAACGACGATGCAAAAACTATTGTCGAAATTCCGCGAAGTAAAAAGAAGTATAAAATTGGGTATATGAAGCCGTTCTCTCAAGAGCGATTTACCAAATACATATTAGAAGCAGAACCTGAAATACCAAATTCTGAGCTTACAGTTCTTACAGACGTAAAAAAAAGGTCAAGGTTGCAACACAAAGCAGCATCAATTATAATTTTAAATAATTGGTTTAAAGTAGTTCTTTTCCATTGGATTACATGGAGATGGCTATTTTTTATAAAAGAATATACGGCAGATCAACTGTATCCGATTATATCAGAAGGTAAAAAAAAAATTCAGCTAGAAACGTACTCGATAAATATGGTGTATTTGGCGCTGATGATGGAGTCGACGAAGCTGATGACGACGATAGAAGCAAGAGCCTACCAAGCCGCACTTTCATCGGGATTCGCGCAAAATTCGGGGAATTAAATCCGTGGGCATTAAAACCAAAATCGTTCTTTTTTGGATTATTCTCTGTAGACGCATGGCCTTATAGATGTGTGCTTAGTTGCGCAAAAATAGAAATTATGTGCGCTGATTTACCTAGAATTGAATATGCAAAAACCGACAAAGAAGGTAACATTATCAAGAAGTCAAATGCCAGCGATGATAAAAAAGTTGTTGATTTAAATAGAGCTCTTGTAGCAAAAAATAAGGCCATGAAAGCGGAAGCTGATTACATTGGCGAAAAAATTAGTTTAACGAATTTATTGGAAGGGAAATAAGATATGGCTGGTGGAGAAAGTTTAGGAAATTTGTATTTTGGTTTGGGGTTGGATGATAAAGGTTTTGACTCGAAACTAAAATCAGCAATGGATAAGTATAAGAAGCTTGAAATGAATGTTGGTGTAAAAATAGACCAAGAGTCAGCCAAGAAAGCCATATCTAACACTACAGATGCGCTAAAAACGTCTTCTAAGGTTGATTTTTCAAGCACAATAACCCCGCTAATATCTAGGCTAAAAGAAGCTAGAATTGAAATTGATGTTCTTCGTCAATTGATGGTTGAAACTAAAAACACTGGAAAGAAGCTTGAAATTAGAACTAATATAAAGGACACTGAAAAAGAATTAGAGTCTTTGATGGTTCAAATAAAGCAGCTCGAAAAAGTACAATCGGGACTAAACGTCAAAACATCTCCATTGGATTTAATCCCTAGGAGGTCTCTGTCGGATGAGAACGAGTTGTCTCAATTGCGAAAAATGTATGCCGATGAAGAGAAGCTGTCTAAAAAAAATGCAGATAATAAGGTTAGCGACGAGGAGAAGAAGCAAAAAGCCATAAGGACAACTGCTAACGAGGAGAGAAAAGCATCAGTTGCTGAAGCTCGTGTTGGAAGTCTTGATTCAAGCAAGAGTAAAAACTTAGCATCCGAGGCTCTTTTGAGGCAAAAGATAGCTAAAGAAGTTGAAGCAACTGCATTAGCTCACAAGCGTCTTGAAGCTTTCGGTTCTCAATCCCAGTCTCGTATCCGTTCCAACGCTGAATTTACAAACAAAACGCTTCTTTCGCAGCGTCAAATAGCAATGCAGCTTTCCAATCAGTTTGGAACTATGTTCTCTATCTATGCAGTTGAAAGATTCGTGAAGAAGCTGGCTGAAGTTAGAGGGGAGTTTGAGTTACAAAAAGTTTCTCTGAGAGCAATTCTTCAAGATGCTCCTGCTGCAGATGCTATTTTTGAGCAAATTAAACAACTTTCTGTAAAATCTCCATTTACTTTTAAGGACTTAATAGGCTACACTAAGCAGTTAGCCGCATTCTCTATACCCGTAAATGAGCTTTATGGCACGATGAAGAACCTAGCTGACGTTTCGGCTGGGCTCGGTGTTGACATGAGTAGAATCACGCTTGCTTACGGTCAGGTTCGCGCCGCATCAGTGCTTCGTGGACAGGAGTTGCGCCAGTTTACAGAAGCTGGAATACCTCTAGTAGAGGAGCTTGCAAAGAAATTTACCAAACTATCTGGAACTGTAGTTTCCAATGGGGATGTCTTTGAAAAGATTTCAAAACGTATGGTTTCTTTCGGAATGGTAAAAGAAATCTTCGATGACATGACTTCTGCTGGCGGCAAGTTTTACAACATGCAAGAGTTACAAGCATCTACTCTAAAGGGAAAAATTTCAAATTTAGCAGACGCTTTTGATTTAGCTTTAAACAGTATTGGAGAATCCAACGAAGGGGTTTTAAAAGGCGCAGTTGATTTAACTACTGAGTTAATTAGGAATTGGGAGAGTGTAGGAAAGGCTATAATGAGCCTAGTGGCCATATATGGAGCTTATAAAGCCTCTGTTGCCGTAAATACGGCCATGAATGCTCTAAATGCTGCATCTATGGAACTTGTTTCGGCTTCGGCTGGGATGGTATCCGCCATAGAGGCTAAATCAATAATCACAAAGAACTCACTAACTCTCGCCACTATTAGACAAATGTGGGCTCAATCTGCTTTAAATAAAGCTATGATTGCAAACCCATACGCGGTTTTATTTGTAGCGGTAGTAGCCCTTGCTGGAGCTATGTGGACATTGTACGATGCATCTTCTGAGCAAGAAAAAATACAAAAGAGACTGAATGAGCTAAACGAACAGCAATCAAAACAGTCCGATGAAGCTAAGTCTACGGCAGAGTCTCTTATATCCGTAATAACTTCTGAGACTTCTACTGTGGCAAGAAAAATAGAAGCATTAAATAGACTTAAAGAGATATACCCTGATTTTGTTAAAAACATGGATTACCATGCGATTGCAGCAATGAATGCAGAAGATAGACAAAGGGCATTGAATAAAGCTGTGGATGACTTTAATGTTGATTCTATTGATGAAAAAATTCAAAAAACAAAGGATGCTATATCTTCTATGTCTGGCGCCAACGAATTGTCTTTTTCGAAAAAATCATCGGTAGGAGATTTGCTTGGATACAGCACTTTTGATAAGGTTGAGAAATCAGTATCTAAATACAGAGAAGATTTGGATATTCAATTGAAAGCACTTAAACAGCAAAAACAAATCCAACTAGACATTGCCGAGCAAGCAAAATTCGACTTACTTCCACAAGAAGATAAAGTTAAAATTTGGGAAAAACAAATCGAGCAATTAGAAGCGATTAAGTCTAAAATGATCTCTGCTGCGAAGGACTCTGATTATATGGCAACGTCACTGGCTAAGCCGAAGGATACTTGGGACTTAATGGCAAAAACGGATATTTTTAAATTAAGTTTAAATAGTGTCGATTTTTTAAACAAGGGGATAGGAGACCTAAGAGATAAAATATCTGGGAAAACTATAGTACAGAACGAAGATAAAAAATTTTGGGAAGACAAGTTAAAAGAGGCTAAGGATTCTTGGGATTCTTTGACTAAGTCCGAAATACTGTCTAAGACCCCAGCATCTATATCGGCTAAAAAATCCATAAAAGAAGCGGAAGACGCTCTAAAAACTTGGGATTTATCTACTAAATCTCAAAAAAAAGCAGAAGATGCAGCAGCAAAAGCTCTTGAAATAAAGATTGGACTACTAAAAGAGTCTTATGAAATATATAAGAAACTGGCAGAAATAAAAGGGAAGGACGCGGCTAAAGAAATGATAGCAACCGACCCTGCATTTGCTAGATATAAGAATCTTCCCGGAGGTGCTAAAGTACCAACCAGCACCACAGAGCTCTCGAATGCAATAGCTCCAGTGATAGCCGCATCTAATCATAACTCAGCAGGGGTAAAGAAGATGTATCGCGAGAATGCAAAACTTGGAATGGAAGGTTATATAGAAGGGGTAAAAGAATCTTCTGATAAAATATTCAAAACGCTTAATGATGCTATTTCTGACTACAAACCAAAATACGACCTATACGAAAAATTATTAGGGCTTACAGGAGATAGAAAAAAATATTCTCAATTGGCTTTTGGAAAAGACGCCGTAGATGATTACGAAACTTTTCTACGCGAACAGTATGCTAAGATGCCAGGAGCTTCGTTTTTTAGCGAACTTACTCCTCCAGCAGAAGGAGCTACAGAGGAAGTAAAAAAAGCGTGGAAAGATTTAGTAGAATACATTCAATCAAAGAAATTAGGAAAGATTGAGTATTTTGAGCAAATGATAAGCGAGGCTGCAAGTGCGTCTGACAAAATAAAAAAGATAGAACTTGATAGGGAGCGCGATATTGCAGACGCTGAAAAATCCTATGATACAGACCCAGAAAGAAAAAAGATTGCAGTCGATGCCGCAAAAAGCAAAGCGGATGGGCAAATAAATGAAATTCGCTCTACCTTATTCCAACTGACTCCTTTATACGACGAAGTTTTCAAAGACCTAGGTAAAGTGGCAGTCGGGAATTTAGACGATTTACTCGGAAAGACTAAGGGGTTGGTAAACATTCTTAGAGACGAAAATAAGACAGAAGTTAAAAAAGATGCAAGCGGAAGGATAACTGGATACTTCGTAAAGAAAGACACAGTAGACCCGATAACTGGGCTGAAAATAGAAAAAGACACACTTGTATCTGTAGAGAAGTACAATGAACTTCTTGAAAGAACAAATACAATTGTAAATAAAATAAATGAGAATCCATTCAAGGCTCTATTCAATCCTGCAAAAGGAGATGCGGCGGAAACCACGGAAGAGAGGCTTGCTAGAATTGGTAATGGGATAGCAGGTTTATCCGAATTGGCTCAATCAGTTTCTGGAGATTTAGGGGGAATAATGGACTCCTTTGGAGCATCTGCTGAATCTCAAGCCGCATTGAAAAATATAACAGATGTGGCTACAGGCGCTGCTTCGATTGCTACTGGAATATTATCTGGAGACCCAGTTCAGGCAATAAAAGGAGTTGTAGGCGGTATTGGGAAAATCATTACCGGACTTAACGCTATGCACGACGCTAAGTATGAAAAACAAATCAAAGCATACCAAAAGCAAATCGACGCTACTGTCAAGTCTTACGACAACTTAACCGATGCGTTGTCTCGAAAAACTTCAGCTTCTAAAGTGGATGCACAAGCAGAAGAGTATAATCTACTCCAAAGAGAAAAAAGTCTGTTAGAAGCGCAGAAAAGAGCAGAGGAGGCTAAAAAGAAAACGGATCAGTCTAAGATTGATGATTATAATAAGCAAATTGAAGAAGCTAGTAAAAAGCAACAAGAGTTAGCTTTAAACACCATCGACTATGTTCTAGGTGGAAACATTGGTGCGCAGTCTGATTCGTGGGCTAAGACTTTAACGGATGCAATGGATACCGCTTTCCAGAACGGTACAAGTGCGGCAGAGGCTTGGGGAGAAAGTGTAGATACTATCGTTCGCGACATGGCTAAGAATTTCATCGTTAATAGCTGGCTTTCTAAACAAATGGAGGGATGGATTACGGATGCAAGTAAAGATTGGACTAACGCAGATGGAAAGGCCAATGTAGATGCTATAAATGCAGATATGAGCGCACTTGGGCCATTTTTAAAGAGCTTAGAACCAGCCACCGAGGCTTTACTTAAAGGCGTAAATGCAACCAATGGAGATGGTAAAAAGACTGGCTCTGGCACAAGCCTTACCGGCGAAATAAAAGGTGTTACGGAAGATACTGCCCAAAGACTTCCTTCATTATTAAATGCAATCAGGCAAGACAGTGGGGTTAACCGTTTAGCTTTTGCTGAAATGAAAAATATACTCTCAGAGTTTAATCGCGGAAGTATAGAAGCCAATTCATACTTAAACAAAATAAACGAAAATACTAGGCTTACTGCTGAAAATACTGCTGCAATTGTTAGAGCATTTAATGATGTTACGGGAGTTGGAATTCAAGGAAAGGCGTTAAGAATTTTATAACATATAGATATGGAAACAAAAGAAATTAGTTTGGCGTTGAAGTCCGAGGCAGTTAGCCTTGGACTATGCCAAGAGTGGACTTCGGAATGGGACAATGAGAGCAAAGACTCATTGGTAGAAAAATATGTTAAAGGTATAGATTTTTGTATTGAGCACAACTATCCCAGTCTAGCCTTTATGAAAGAAAACTTTGACGGAGTTATGCAAAAACACGGAGTTTTTGCGATGGAAGAGGTTTCGGTATTTAATAAGAGGTTTATAGACGTTAATCATAGCTGTGTTGGGTCGGCTAAGAATAATTCATATTTCGATACCGACGGATATGTTCGCGGAAATTCTGTAATGGATATTGTTGCGCTTGAAAACTCATCATTTCACATTAGCTTGTATGATACTTCTGTTTTGAATATTCGAGTGTACGATAACGCTAAGGTTTATGTGTATAAATATGGTGGAACTATAAATGTTGAGATTGGTGGGGATAGGGTTTACATAAGAGAAAAGACCGTCGAGAAGTGACGGTCTTAAATCTTAGTTTAAATTGAATCAAATGCCTTGCTCTCTACATTTCTAAGCTCTACTTTGCCAAATGTTTTATTATAAGTTTCAATTTCCATCTGCGCTTTCGCTTTTTTAATTTCATAGAATTGAATGTTTAGCGCTGCGTTTGTTAGCTTTACTATAGCCTCACATTTGCCAATAGATGTCTTTTCGCTTTCTTGAATCGCATCTAAATTATCGCATACGATTGCGAATACCGACTTGTTGTTACTTGGTTTCATTTTCTTTTAAATTTTTAATTAAACGTTTATTTATTAATTGAGTTCTTTTTAATTCTATCATTTTTGGTGGAATATCGGTTGGCTTAATCCCAAACGTTCGACTAATAAGCAAAGAGGCATAAGAGTCAACAATTACCTCTCTTGCAATATATCCCCATGTATTGACTTTTTGCTTGTTGTTTATATACCATAATTTGCGTCTAGCTGCAAGCCTATCTTTATTGGCTATGCGATACTCTTTTTCCATTTTAGAAATTTTGTCTATATTATTCTTTCTATACAACTCCGTTTTGACTTTAATTTTATCTTTGTTTTCAGCACGATATATACGCCTAGCAGAATCTAATTTTTCCTTGTTCTTCTTATAGTATTCGTGTTTCTTTTCTTTGATTCTAGCTGCGTTTAGCCTGCCCCATTCTTTTTTATATTCAGAGACTTTTTCTTTGTTTTCTTCTCTATATTTTCTATTCCTGCGGCTTATCTCTTCCTTTGTCATACAAATTTTCTTTTTTCTCCAACAAAAGTACAACAATTTTCCAAATAAATTTTGCCAATTCACTTTTTTTATGTATCTTTGTGAAAAATTTGCATTATAATGTTCAAACCAACGTGGATTCAGGTAGGAGAAGATGGTAGTAGGGATATATCTTCCTATTATAACATTACGTGCAAATCAATACCGTTTACTCCGTTCCCCGATTTAAAGGAACTTCCAAAAAGAGAATGGTTTGACCAACAAGGGGATGATGAGTTTATTCCTGTAAATCCAGTATTTAAGGCGTATGAAATAACTACTCCCATGGCTTTTATTGGCAATTTAGATGATGCGAGAGATTCAATATATTCTTTTTTACAATATTTACAAGGTGCTGAATTTAGCATCTATGATGAATTTAAAAAGAAAGGCGTAAGATGCAGGTATGTGGCATATACCGATGATGCTTTTTACAGACGAGATAGAGATATAGTTTCATTCTCGGTAAAGCTAAAAGTAAACAATCCACTTACTTACGGAGTAGAACTAATTGATGGAAACTTTTCTGCTGTTGCCGGATGTGATTTGACTATTTACTGGTGCGATGGAACTCATAATGATTATCTAAATGGAGCGCAAATATCTAAAGTAGATTCTGAATGCAAGTTCGCAATAGTTGCTCCATCTAAATTATGGCTAACTACTGGATTAGACTATCATTACCCATCTCCAAGACTACTTACTGACAATTATCTTTTATTACTAACTCCAATGGGTGTGAGATACGTCCAACAATAATATAAGTTATGGCATTTACTCGTACAGAAGAATCCCAATTAAGAGCCGTAATAGCTGCTTTTGAAAGCGGGAAAACAATATTAGAAATAGCTGCATCTACGGAGGTATTTACTACAGATGCGTTAGAGGTAATTCAGGAAGCTGTCTCAAAAAAGGCTACTATTGCTCAAATAGTGACTTTAGTTAATTCAGAGCTTGGCATTTCTACTATTTCGTCTAAATTATCTGGAATAGCTGCTGGGGCGCAAGTTAACGTAATTGAGTCGGTGAAAGTAAATAACACCGTCTTGCCAATATCTTCAAAATCTGTAAACATAACAGTCCCAACTCAGCCTATCGATATTGGAGCAGAGCCCGCGCTTGGGTTCACTCCGGAGAAAGCTGGTGTAGCGGAGTCTTTGATTACGGCGCTAAAAAACGGAGTATCAACCGAAGGAAATACGCTTAAAAAACTTTACGATTTAATTCTCGCATCGTTTAGCGAAGTGCAAGTGACTACAATAGCTGCAAGAGATGCGTATAATATAACAAAGCTCCCAACTAATGTATTTGTCTTAGACGATGGAGATTCTAAATGGGCTCTATATAAAGCGACCACTACTGGAGTTAACGCAACATATGTAAAACTTTCAGACCCTGATTTGCTAAATGCAGTAATGACTGCATCTCAAATAGCAATAAGTTATGAAAGTGTTGATGATGTTAATAGGTTCACTGACGCGCTAAAAGCCAAGTTGGATGCATTTACAGCCAATTTCACAGTAGAATTAAAAGCTGCTTACGATGGTAAACAAAATTCCCTAACAATCGGAAACTTGACTAGTACTACATCGGGAGTAACTATAGGCAACGGAACTGGGGCTGTGATTGGTTCAGGGGCTACTGTAAATATTGCAACGGCAGGAGCCTCATCGGATGGCATATTAACATCTGGTCATTTCAATACGTTTAACAATAAAGTTTCAAACGCTACACATACAGGAGATGTTACTGGCTCAACGGCTTTAACTTTAGCAACTGTAAATTCAAATGTTGGAACATTCAACAATGTAACAATTAACGCTAAAGGATTGGCAACTTCAGGTAGTAATGTAAACTACTCTACTGATATACACTCAAATATTACAGCTCTAAATGCTGTATCAAACACGAATACTGGCGACGAAACCCTAACATCTATTAAAACAAAGTTAGGGGCTGCAACACCGGTTAGCGATGGGTATTTGAGATATCAAGATTTTGCTTTACTTCATACTCCAACGACAGTTACAGCATCGAACGGACTATCTATTTCAGGGCAAAATATTTCGCTTCAAAATGCAAGCCTTTCTCAGTCGGGAGCTTTGACGTTCAATGATTATAATACGTTTAACAGTAAGGAGCCTGCAATTGCAAAAAATACAGCATTCAACAAAAACTTTGGAACAACTACAGGAACAGTTTTAGAAGGTCGTACTTTCGGGACAGCAGCGAATAGCGCAGTTGGTGATTTTCAACCGATAGAAAATCAAAGGTTGTCAACAAGTAATGCTCCATCCTTCAACTCAATTACATCTACAGTAGCAACTGGAACAGCACCATTAATTGTAAATTCTACTACTATGGTGGGGAATTTGAATGCTCAATATTTAGGCGGATTAAATAGTAATGGCTTAATAAAAACTAGACAAGGACAAATTACTAATTTAAATGATATGTCTAGTTATAGCAGTTCTACGTTTTATGTAACACCCTGAGTCCCATACCCCTTTATTTGCCGCATTAACAGTAGCACCATTAATAGAAGCATAAGCAGGAAGCATTAATTGCTTTTGGTATTGGAAGTCAGGGGCAACTCTACCAATTCCTTCTCGCTTATAATTTTCAGGAATATTTCTATCAGAACCGTAAACTCTAAGTCTGGTGATTATGGACTCTGAATCTACTGCTATTCTATCAATTGAGTATAATCCATTCCCTTTGCCGTACTCGAAAGTTATTGGAAGAATTTCGCCTACTGAGCCTACTGTTATAGTTTTGCCATTTATAATAAAATTAAGCTTCCACTTTTCAGTAGAATTAAATAAAGCTAAGGCATCCCAGCAGCTAATATCAGATCCACTAATATCAACCTGCTCTGTCACTAAATTTGGGGCTAAGTTTATCGTCCACTTTTCTGAGCCAAAATACATTTCATCAAGGCATGCTTGGATTC